CTTACCAACATAAGTAACTGTTCCATCTTCGTTCCTTATCCAATCTGTAGTTCCATCATCTTTTGTAAACTCTCCATAACCGCTCCAATCATCGGATGGAGGAGGATTCTCATAGCTATACGGTTTATCTATCCAAGCATTGGCAGGGCCGTCGATGTTTCCGTCTTCGCCTAGTCCTAATTCTGACCACCAATCATCAATAATTTCTTGGTTTGGATCATCGTTGTCTTTTGGCATTTTAAATATTAATTAAATTAAAAATTTCAAGCTTCTGCTCTTGAGTTAGGTTCTCGTAAATTTGCGCTTCGGTTTCCATAATTAAGGGTTTTCCAGCGCAGTAACGCGAGCTTCCAAAGCAGTCATCCTTGTTTGAAGATCGGCCAAGCAACTCTGTATTTGTTCAAAGAAGATTTGAGCAGGTAGAGCTGCCATTCCATTTGTATCGACAAGGGGATCGTCTCTAAGTGGAGCTATGGCACACTCTGACATTATTCGAAAGACTCCTCCAAAGTGATTTTCATTTCAGTGAAAGCTTGCCGATTGTTGGTAGTAGTAGTGAATCTAAAAATTGCTTTATCGTTAAATCGGCCTAATCGGTTCCACCTTATAAGCGTATTGTACTTACCGTACTCGCCCATCGATCGACTTCCTTTACTGATCCAGGTACGACCCGCGTCCTTGCTGTACTCTAGTAGGACTTGAGGATTAGAATCCGCTGGAGAGTCCCAAACCTGTTGAGCTACTCCTGTTTCGGCTAAAAGCTCGATTTCATCTACAAATAGATGTTCTCCCTGTCCAACGAGATATCGACCTGCAAAAATACAGGTTCTGACAAATCCATTAACGAATTCGATATTAGTATCTGGATCGAAATAGCCGATCTTCCCCGACCCGCCTCCAATCATTATCTTCTCGTAAACCTTTATCGGCGGATTAAGAACCTCCAAAGCTTCGGATGAAAACCAGACTGATTGTGCCTTTAGAGTCGATGCGGTTATATTGTAGAAAAGCGCGTTTGGCGGATTGTAGAATCCAATAATGAGCTGCCCTCTCCAAGAAAAGGAAATAGCCGAGTTGCTGGCATAGGTTGAGCTTTCCCAGAGCGTGTCTATGGCGTCCGTACTGACCTTAGAGACCGATCCTGACCCGATACCCCTCCATGCTGCATCTTTTTCGTTCACGCCGCCTCCCCAGAAGAAAAACGAATTGTCAAAATCAATCCATCCACCTCTAAAGGCCAATCCCTTCTCGATGGTAGCTCCGGCCACTTCAACAAATGCGAAAGGCTCGGAGGCCACGTTGCGGAAAGTCTTAATAGTATTGCTTCCCATTGCCATAAGCTGCCCTCTGGCTTTGCCTACGCGAATAAGATCCTCTTTTAGAAACGGTTGAAGGAAAGCCAATGCAGCGAATGTTTGGCCCATATTTGTAACAACTGATGACGATTGGAAAATGCTTACATTAGTAGACCATAGAAAATACCCATCTACCTCGACTACGCTAGTTACGCCTCCAGCCTCCGCTTCGAAATCTTTAAATATTGAATCGGTTATTTGAACAAGTCCATTGGTCGTATCGTAGAAGTAGCTCGCCACTCCTGGTATAACTATGGCCATAGTCTCACCATTATCGTCGATGATAGCGCGTTCGGTAGTCGTTCCTGTATTTATCGTTCCGATTGTCGTTACTAAACCAGCAGAAGAAATCTTAAACAGATATCCTCGATCTACGGCATAAAACTCATTACTGAACTCATGAAATCCCCAAAAAGATTGATCCTGACCATTGTCAGGAGTAGTTGCTAATAGCGTCACTCCAGGCACAGAAAACAAAGCCCCACGAGAGGAACTTCCTTCACCTTGAGATACGACGGGAATCAAATCCTGGCATACCTGCGCCGCGAATGGCAAACTCGGACTCTGATAGAAGCCTAAGTCAATAGGCACTCTGACCATTCTGGACATATTAGGTGTAAATTGTGTAGATATTCGATCCGTCACTAACAAATGTAGCGCTAGAATCGTTCGTAAGCGTCACAGAGGAAGCTCCGTCAATGGTGTTTCCTGCTCCCGGAAGAACCGTAAGCGTGTTGGAATTGTGGTTTATCTGCTTCACGGTGACCGATGCCGTATCGGTATCCGCCGCTACATACATATTGGCCGCTGTGTCCAGTGTAACCGAAAAACCACCTCCTGACGTATTACCTAAGATTACGTTGTCGGTAGATAGAGCCGCCGTATTAGCCGTTGCGGTTCGTATCCTTAAACGCTTGGCCCCTGAAGAAACTAAGCTTGTAATGGATGTAGCGAAATTAGAGACGAGGATCTGTCTGATACTGCCCCCTACGTTTGCCCAAATTCTATCTGAGGAAGCAACTGTTGTGACGTTAGTTGCGTTTACTAATTTATTTTCTGCGAAGCTCATAATATTGGTTGCTAGTCCTCTAATGGGTTGCCGTTCTCGTTATCTATCGTGATTCCGAGTTGATTTCGAAGATCGTTAGAACCCTCGTCGTAAAAGAAATTGGTGGCTGTACCGTAGTTGTAGCCGTAAGCGCTGTTGCCTTGTCCTGTAGGAAGACCGTCTGGAAATGAAGGTTTTCGAACGCGAATACAGATTCGTCGCACTCCCTTCAGATATTGGTCAGCTTTTGCGATCATCGACCCAGTTACTGCTTTGCCATACTCGTCGGCAAGCAGCAGAGTCAATTTCGCTTTCATCATACCTTCAGCCCAATCTGGAACTGTTATAGCGTCCGTTAGGTTCGATACGATCGTGTAGCCAAGATTAATGCCGTTGTGGTCGGCTAATGCGATCATCATGTCATTCATCTCGCCAATAGTCGTAGTTGCGTCACTGGCTGGGATCGTTGTAACGTCCGGGTCTTTGACCTTTATCCGCTCTAAAGCGCGATAGATAATGTCGCTTGCTACCGTCATTATCTGTTAAGCCAAACGATTGATTTCCGAAGGTTGGTCAATGCAATATTGCGTTCCTTCGTTTCGACGCGCTTTTCTGCAATATTATCAATAATCCCTTGAATTTGTTCTTGAAAATTGGTTGGCGTAGAGTGGGCGATGCAGGGAACTGGTTTTGGCTTTTTGGGTTTAACCGTATTATCCACTTTTGTGGCCATCTTTCTTGCTACTTTTTTTACTGTTTTATTAGCCATAATAATTTTGGTTTTCACCACAAAAGGGAGAAGCCCGAAGACTTCTCCCTAATAGTGTTTTGTAAAAACGGTTTAGCCGTTGTCGTTAATTACTGCGCGTAATACAGCGATATCGGAAATCAGAGCATCGTTGATTAGGATCTGATTAGCTGTAAACTGCCCTAGCTCGGCAACGGTGGGAACCGTTCCGTTAGCAATCGTTTGAGTAGACGCTGCCGTAGGCGCGTTGGATGAATAAGTCATAACCAACGGTACGCCTGTTGCTGCTACTGCATCTGCTTTTAGTCTAATTTCTCTAGGCATAAGCTTGTCTAGTTACCCCAGACTACCCCTCCCAATAGTGGGTTGAAGGTCGAGAAGACAGGCTGCATGTCGATGCGTAAGGTCGTTTCAGCAGTAGTCATGTCGGAACCCATGCTCAAACGCATCGAGAACGATCCGTCTTTGCTGGTGATAACGCGACTTTCCTGACCGTAGAGCTTGCTCAAGCGAACAAACGCTAGTCCAAGAGCTTCAGGGTGCATGAATATCGATGGGATGTTCACTGTGCTCTCAGCTCCACTGATGATGGATACTCCGTTAGAAGTACCAATCGCAGCGCTGATCGTGTCGTACTGACCGTTAGCTTCGAAGATCGCTGGACCTTGAACAACTACAGTCATATCTCCATTTGCATCCGCAGCAGTAGGAGTTGCCGTAACAACACACTGATAAGGAAGCGGAGCACCATCACGACCAACACTTAAAGTCTTAGTCTTTTGGTTCACGAAATAGATTGAAGGAATCGACAGACGATCGCCAATAAGAAGCGTATCACCATTGGCAAATCCCGTCAAAGCAAGAGTAGTTTGATAGGTATCCTTTGCAGCCAAGTAGGTCTGCGTAGGAGCTACACCATCAATTACTACAGTAGCATTGTCGTAGCCAGCTCCAGTCGTATGCGCAGCAAGAGTATCGCACATGCGAGCATCTACGTTTCCGAAGTTGCCGGCAATTGCAGCGCGTTCCCATGCCGAAGTGACCAAAGTACCACTGTTACCAGCGAGACCGTTTTGAGCATTTGCAAGACGTTCGATCGAATAAGGATCGAATAGCCCGGTACAACGTCCTTCAGGAAATCCCATCGCAGAAGCGAAAGAACCAATCTGAGCAACGTCGCTCCACTGGCTAACCGTATTTGTTACGGTTCCCAAGGTGTGACCAAGGTTGTTTTTTGCGTATGCTGCCAAATTCGTTTCGAACTTAGTGGCTAAACGGGAAGAAGCCGCCGACATAATCATGCCCAAGTCTTCGTCGTTTAAGTCCTGAGACTCGTCAATTAGATCCCACTGGATAGGAACCGTTATAACGTTCTGAGCAACAGCAGACGCACGACCACGCTGAAGCGTATTCATGGTAGATGAAGTCAAATCGCCGCGAGCGGTTTCTACTGCGGTGAAATCCCAAGGACGGCGCACAAATGCGGTATCCCCGGAAGCTGGATTGCGAAAGTCATTGTCAGTGATGACGGACCGATTAACAGTCTTCGAGAAGACCATTTGACTGTTCCAAGCTTTAAGAAAGCCAGAAGCTAGTCGATTAACATAATTACTTGTTAGTGTTGTTGCCATTTTATTTATTCTCTAATGTCTAATTATGGCCCTCACCGCTATTCGATATCAAAGCCATCAAGAATTGCCATCGGTCTACCCGCAACGCCTCCTGAAGACTGCTCAATCGGTGGTGGAGCCCCCGTAAGTCTAGGTTTTGCCCTTTTTACTGAATCAGGATTAGCAATGCTGTTCTCTATGACGCCAATCGCCATAAGAGCTTTAAGAGGAGGCATTCCAAGAATGCGATCCCGCTCGTCTGCATTTTTAAGAAGATAGTGATCGAGAGCTGGTCCTACGTCTGATTCCGAAACTGCGTCGTTAATATGCCTCGGCCAGGTGGGATCTCCCGCCTCTTTGAAGTCATCAACGTATTCCGGGTTCTCATTCGCATAAACAACCAACTTCTGATCGAACTTTTTGGCCTTGTTCTGGGATGCTTTCTTAAAAGCTTCGTTCTTTCTTACGTTATCCGATTGGGCTATTTGCCTCGATACCTCGTCGGTCTGCCATTTTGTCTGAGCAGCTCGTAGCTTTTCAGAATCATAGTCGATTCCAGGATCGGACTCGCTAGGATATGGCGTCTCGGTTGGCGCGGATTTGCTAGAATTACGAAGCTCCTGATTTTCCTTGCGAAGATTTTCTTGTTCTTCGCGAGCCCTTTGAAGTTCCTCTGCGTTCTTTTTCTTCTTTAGTATTTCCTGATTCAGCCTTGCCCTCGGAATCATGTCACCTGGCTTTGTGTGACTACCCTCAACCGGACTCGCGCTCGTTTCGCCTTTATCGTCGGATTCATTTGAAGCAACTGCTTCTTCATCCTGTTTTTCGACTTCTTGCGTAGGAACGATTTCTTGTGTTGGCGTGGACGATTCACCTACAGCTTCGCCTTCGACGATTATTTCGTCTAGGTCTAGCTTTACATCCTCTATGGTTTGATTAGACATTTTGACAACTTGTATTGTTGAATATCGCTCAGATTGAGCAACGTCGGACATATAATGTCCTATGGTTATTTAAGTAAAGTGTAATCATTGCTGCGGCGCTTGAGCTGGTCGCGGTTGCTGCTGCGGTTGAGCCTGCTGTTGCTGTTGCTGCTGAGCTTGCTGTTGCTGCATTTGAGCTTCACGGGCTTCCTTGGCGTCAGCTCGATTACCGTCCATGATGGTCTTATTAACCTGCTCCAATGCCTGTTCCGCCGCTGTTTGGCTTACTAAAGTTCGGAGCTCTTGACCTTCGATCGTTTCATTGGTTTGAGCCCAAGTCTTGGCAGTTTCAGCTCGAATCTGATCGTTCTCCAGTTCGGCCTTATCGACTTCCACGGTACGTTTTTCAAGATCGACTGTCATCATCTCAAAGTTTATTTCGGCCATTGGATCTGGCCTACGCTTCTCCTGCATTTCTTTTTCTTCTTCAGGAGTGGGTTCAATGTAACCTTCTTTGATTCCAAGCTTGCGAGCTCTTGCCGCCGCTTCCTTAGAACCAGGAAAATCCATGTTTTTTAGAACTAAGTCAGTTGTCGTTTGACCGATTATTGGACTTGTGCGGCCAACTTCGGTTAGATAAGCAACTGCCTCTTCACGCTTTGTAGCAAACGATGGCCCAACATCGACCTTCATGTCGTACTTTCCAACGCTAAGATCATTCAGAACAACTTCTTCGCCAGTCTGCTCATCCAAGACCACTTGATTAATTTGAACGAGTTCAACGTCTCCGTCTTCTTTCATTATCCGCTCAATCCGAGTCCCGTCGTAAATTGGTGGGATCATACCGATTATAATACGTCCAGTATGCTCGATCATCTTAGCATGATTGTCAGTGATCTCGTAAGTGCCATTAAATCCCTGACGCTGCTGAGTTCTTAAAGCAACCCCACTCTGATCCCTCGGATTATCTCCAAGAGAAGGAGCGTGATAACCCGTCACCGACATTATATCGCTCTCCGCTTGCCTAATACGATTTATCTGAGCTCCCTGAACTGCTGGAGCGCCTGTTCGTTTTGGAGGACCAGGAGTCTCTGGATCTGGATTGAAAAAATGTATTGGAGAATTATCCGTAGCCATTCGAGCCAAATCGCCCTCGTAGCCTTCCGCTTGCTTCGTAGATACCCAATATGGATCTTTCGGAGCTAACGCCCCTGTTTCTACGCTGCTAGACGTCTCGTAATTGTAGACCCGTTGAGGATCTTTAGCTTTACGAACCATCCCGCAATAAAGATGAATGCCATCTATCCAAGAGCTATATCCGTAACCGAGAACAATCGGAATCTCCATCCCTGGAACCTCGTTTGGCCCTTCAAGAATCTCGGCCCCAGAGAGTTTATAGTGCATTACCTTGTGAGAGTTGACTACTTTTGTTCGGCTTTGCGTGATTCCACCAGCCTCAAGTTCATCAACTATCTTGTCAAAATCTTCGTTTTTCTCGTAAGTCTTACCATTCGTCATTAAAACCAGCGTTTTCTTTACCGGCTCTTTCACGTAATAATCGGCTACCCTTACCAAATCATTAGTTACCCACCCAGATCGGCAATTATCGCCACCAAGCAAATTAAAATTAGAAGCTTTGCTTAACGGCCAACGTTTTTCAAAGCTTTCAAGACTCCAATTCTTTACGCTGCTCATCCATTTTGCGTCTTTATGACAATCTTCCACCGATTCAGGATCAACCCAAACCGTTGTAGCCGCAGAGCGAATTGGCTTTAGATAGATTTCCTGATCCCAGCCATCGTCCATCGTGTAACGGGTACATACCTCCCAAGCCCCAATCCCGCCAGTGGCCATTTCCTTTAATCCGTTATCTTTCCACGAATTTCCAGAAGCATCACGAATGCTTCGAACTACCCCTTCGTAAATCTCAGAAATATCCTGAGTAGCTCCACCGCCTTTTGGACGAACGCGGATCTCAACTCTATTTTGAAGTTGATCTCCCAAAAACTGATTTCGAGCAGGAGCAATACGGTTGATCTCGTACATCGGACGCTTTGCCCTTCTGCGACCGCGAGAAGCTATTTCATCCCACTGCGATCCAGGCTTATCACAGAATCTCTCATCTTCTACGCATAGAGCTCGCTCGTCCTCATCAAACTGTTCAGCCGACTTATGACGATCCATAGCAAGATCGTGAGCCCGTCTATTAGCCTCCGATTGCTTGCCAGATCCTTGTTTTGTAACTTTTCCAGATCCGTCAGTTGACTCGTACTCCATTTCTTAGAGGATGGTAGAATTAGTATCCGTGTCCCACTGGGATTACAACAAGTTGAGCAACCAAGCTTGATGAAGACGCTATTGTAAATCGGAAATAAGGAGCTCCAGCTAGAATCCTATAGGTTCTCGGTGTCGTTGCCGTTATCGATAATGCTGTCGTTCCGTCAAGAGCGTAAAATGTATTTACAGTTCCCCCGCTCGTTAATGACTGTCCGATCGCATTCATCGTTCCAGTACCGCTCGTATAGAGCAATCCTATCACGTAGCTTCGCCCAGGAATTAATCCCGAAACGTAATTGCTGCCGTCTGCCGATATTCTATCACCGTGTTTTACTTTAGCCATAATTTATAACCACCAACCACCGTTTATGCGTTTTTTGGACTTTGATTAGTCAAAGTCACCTTTTTGACGCATCAAAGTGGGATGGTTCAGGGATGGCAAGTAAAATGACTTGGCGTTAATCTGAGGTATCACCCCATTCTTAAAAGGAGCTTCATAGCCATTTTCTTTAGCAATGGGCGCGATTAGGGATTATATCCTATCTACTTTGTTGAACATTAAACATTCTTCCTACTACATTATTCTTCTCAGTTTGGGGCCAACCCTCGATCCACTCCATGACTTCAAACTTAAATAATAGACCTTTACCGATGTCCTCCATCCAGTTGTCTATCGTCAACTTGACCAATGCCTTACCGCTGGTAGCCCACCTAACCATTAAAGGAGAGCAACAAGGAGGAAGGACTCCTGTGCTTTCGTGTGTAGTAAAGCACTCTACGGCACTCATATTACCCAATTCAGCCTCCTCAAACCACTTCTTCCCAAAAGGTGCTTTACCAGAAATACCCCTAGACATGTAAAATCTAAACAATTCCTTGTGACGTTCCTTTATCTTCATAGAAATATAATTTACAAGTTCGCATACATAGCAAAAACCTAATTTTCACCACCCGAAATAGCCCCAATCGCGTCGAATATCTGCTGACCCAAAACGTCTCCGTCTATTTTGTCTAGCTCGCCGCTCATAGTGACAATCTGCTGATGACCCGAACTGTCCACAAACGGAACCCCGCTCTTAGGAATCATTAACTCGCCGTATTCAATCGTTATTTTTAGCATTTTCATGATTCAAATGTAAATCTGCGTTCTTCTTTTTCCATCTCGGTAATAGGGAAGTTCTGCTCTAATGCCGAATGACGGTTCAGGGAAATTGAATTGTCTACTTCGTTGCCGAATACATCCCATCCGTCACGCTCTCGGCGAGCAAACATTTCTAGTCGCGGCGAGTCGCTGACAGTCTCGATCAGGTCTTGAAATAACTCAGGTTTTTTACTGTGCTTCTGCTGGCGCTTCACCTGCCACCACGTTGAGTCGATTCGCTTCTTGTCTTTTGGCATCTTCCCCTTGCGCCCCAATAGTAGAAACTCATTAGTCGGGCAGAATAGCCCACCTTGCCCAGTTCCCATTGGAGTCTTGCACCATGTCAGCGTTTGACAGTATTTAAACCCCCACGCATTCATTACCGTAAAGGCATCGGGTAAATATTTCTGCGTAGTCCATAGATACAGATCGCAGTTATCTTCAGCTAGATCGCCAACTGGCAGGTTACAGATGTCTTCGACATTCATCCAGTCATATGGCAGCGGTTCGGCCTCGGTTGTCTGAACCAATGCGTTTTTACTTCCCGTTCCCCATTTTCCGTATCTCCACGGTGGATCAGCGACGATTGTTTTGTATAATTTCATCCCCATTCACTTTCGAAATTTACCCTCACTGGCCGACCTGCCTTTACGCTATCAACCGCAAACGCCATATTCGCTACGTCGAATAAATTGGGACTGCTCACTCCCCTACTACGCATCTCAGGCTTGCTTTCGACTAGAATTTTACCATTTCCACGGTATTTCCGCTGTGGCCTACTTAATTCAGCTATTAAATTCGTTACCCCTTCACACGTGCTGCTTATCGAAATTAACGTGTCAGGATCTGTGTAAACACCCTTCTCAATCGCCTCGTAAGTACGCTCGAACCGTCTTCTCAACCCGTAACAACTTTGAGCCCGGTAATTTGCAAACGCATCCCCATTGCTTTTATTTAAATCCAAGCATTCGTCCTTCTTGTCGATAACCTCCCCAGAACCATGAAAATGGATGATCGGAACATCCTTCGCATCAAACTTATCCTGGATCGACAACTTCACAACAGGAGCTCCCATTCCATCCGAATCGTAAACGAATGTGTCCAAACCAGTGCCGTTACGCTTACTCATTGCGTAATCTTCAACCCAAGGCAAAGCATCGCGAATATCACCCTTCTTCATCTCCGCGCACTCCATTATTACGCTCCCATAACGATAAAGCCTAGCTTTTGCATCTCCAACATCAGCAGGATCGAACGATACCACCTTTATACCGCTAGGCTCGAACCCTAGACGAATATGAGCATCGATACTGGCCCGTACCCACTTTGCAGGGATAAACACGTTCTCAGCACTCGCATTGTAATCCCTGTCGATCTCCTGAGCCACGATTACTTCATCCAAAGTAGCCTTCTGCTTCTCGTACCAAGGATAAATCGCCCCCAATGGACAGTCCCGACCGCTACCAGTAGTAACCTTGCCAGTTTCCTCGTCAACCAGCTCCCATTTATGCTTTCGAGGATCATCACGCCAATCAAACTCGAATACCTTCACTTTACCACTATGACGCTTACGGTAAAACGCATTGCCATTACCGTTAGGCGTACTGATATCAATCTGACAATTCGTATTCTGACTCAAAGCAGCATCCACACTACCCTGACGCTCAACAAACGCAGCCTCATCTACGAAATAAGCAGACTGACGGCCACCGCGACCAATGTTGTCTCCACTCTCACCAGTGATTGTACTCCCGTTCTCAGGGTTAATCAAACGCATGTAAGTCGAATGCTCACGCTCGTTGTAACCTTCTGGCCTAAACTCCTTCGGAACCATCCGAACCAACGGACGGATCTTCTCGAAAATACTCTTAGTATCTCCCTTCTTGTCTACCAACTCCTCCTTGCGACTACCAAATCCAGCAGCGAACCCAGGACGAAACAACCACATCGACACACTCCAACCAACAGCCAACCAAGTAACGCCCATATCACGACTCTTCTCAACCAAACCGCCCTCACCAGCCTCCCAACGCTGCGTCAACCACTGCAAAAATTCAATCTGCCTATCAAATGGCACAAATGGAATCTCAGCAGGCAAACCACGCTCAACATTTCGAGGCTCATACGTCATACCCCAGTCTTTTACAAAGTCCCAAGGGCAATTACCGTAATGAGACTTTAATGTTATAACCAACTTTGGGTCTTTACGAAGCTTCATCAGAAGCTTTGCCCGGTTACTAAACTCTAAAGGGTAATCTGGGTTACAAAAATCCATTAGCTACTCACCTACAAAGGCCATACCTTACCATTGCGCTTCGCCCAACGACCAGCAAGAGCACAGCTATTACCAACAATAGCGTTAATCGGAGCCCACTGAATTCCCAACTCACGCAACCTATAAATTAACTGACCCTTCGGACGCCAGCTACTAAGCAAATTAAGCAACTTCAATGCCTCAGCGTTATCTTTAGACTTCATCCAGGAAAATTTAAACCCTCGTTTACAACGCCTGAAAAAGTATTACAAATAGGAATATTCAAGTCTAATACATCAAATATCTTCATACCCAACTTCTTCTTGACAACATCAAAAGAACTAACTTCAGGATCGTCGAAAAGCAAATACACAGCGCTTCCAGTCGAAATATACAACTCCTCACCGCACTCAACCATACTCACGATAGTAGCAGATCCAACAGAAGAAGCATCTAAGCTGATGTTTGATAGGTTAGCCATAAATTAAACTAATTACAAAATCACTTGTCTTTAGCAAGCAAATTCCAATTTACAAAAAAATATCAAAAAAAAAAAACAGTTCAATAAATGGGCTTTTTTAATATCCAAAATAGGGGATTCCTATACCTGGGGCTACCACGGACAGGTACTACTCCATCTACAATAAGTCGGAGTGGGTATACGGGGTGGGTGGGGTCCGTTTTTTTCGCTTTTCGGTCGTTTTCCCAATCTGCCGGGCTCGTCGCTCTTTTCTTGCTTCGAATCGTCGCGCGTGGCTCTGCATTCGTCGCGCGTGGCTCGATGCGTGGCTCGATGCGTCTACCATTGCTTGCGATTGTCTCAATCCGCTAGTGTTGGGGCTTTGGTTCTGCCGGGCATTGCTCGGATTTGCTTTGCCTTGCTTCCGATCGCTTCGAAGCCGTCGCGCTTTCTTTGGCTTGGCTCGTCATCGTCTGGCATTGCTCGCGTCCGTCTTAATCCTGCATCGTCCGGGCTCCGATTGCGTCCGGCTCTGCTCTGAAGTAGTCGCAATTGCTTCGCTCTGCTGCTGTGTCTCCGGTTCTGGCAGGTTCTGCTCTGGTTCTGCTCTGAAGTCAGGCCATCAACTCCTTGTATGCTTCCGCACTTGCTTCTGGCGTCATCGTCACATCAAGCGTCGCTGTTATTACTTTTGCGGTCACATCCGCCTGGATTCGGTCACCGTATCGCTTCGGATCCCATTTAGAAAGCAGCTTTAACCGGGTTTCGACTCTTAGCTTGGATCGTTGGATAACTTCCGAATTAGTTTGCTCGCGTCCGTCTTCGTCGGTTGTTCGGTCGTTTGAAGAATCGTCTGCGATCTGCAAGCATTCAACGGCAATGGCGTCGTGTCCTAGCTTCCGCGCGTGCGCGATGCTTTGGGAGAAGGCCTCGTCGCGCTTTCTCCATTGAAAAACGGTTTCGACGTTGGGCATGTTCGGATTGTCTCTTAGTGCTACAGCTTCCGGGATGCCTTGGGCGATCGATTCGATTAGCTGAGCTTTTATCTCTGCTTTTCGTTCGGTCGAATAAAAAGCGGTTGTTCGTCCGTCAATCTTCTTCTTCGTGCTGGTGTTGGTTGCGATCGTTTCCGGTTGGATAATTTCGAGCGGTTGCGCGTTTTCTTCCGTTGGTTTCGGTTTGGTCTTCGAATCTTTCATGCGGTGGAGGTTCTGCTTGGGTTGTGCAGGTGGCAAGCGGATTTGCTGGGGTTGTGCTTTGCTTGGGTTTTCAAGTCGGCTTCGCCTCCTTGTAAATAGGGCGGGTGGGTCGGTCAACCTTATTTTTCCGGGTGTTTGGGGTTCAATGGTTTAAGCTCTGTTTAGGTCTGGGGCTTTCCAGGGGTTTTCCTTCCGTTTTTGGCGTTGGGTCTCGTCTGGGTCTCGTCCTGGGACATGGGAGCTCGTCCTGGGACATGGCAAATTGTCATCAATTAGTTACTTTTAAGGCTTGCGGTTGGGTGTTATCGATTGTTCACTGTATATCCTGGCGCTTTGTGTCAGGCGGGCCGGGCCGATTCTCGGAATTCTTACGATATTAAGATATGAAGTTATTAGCTATAGATTCGTCTATTTACCTGCGCCGTTTGGCAAAGGAATTAAACGCGGTAGGGTCTGCGTATTATAACACTGGCATAGGGCCTTCTTTCCGTATTCAACGGGCTAAGGTAAGCCGTTCTGGTGTTCTGTCTGTAAAAGTGTTCAATCATTTGCGGTTGGCTGCTGGGTCTTTTGTAGAGGTCTGCGATGGTTCAATTTTTCACGATATAAACGGCCGCGAAATCGTTGCTTGGAGAGGGGCTTCGCTATGAGCAAAGAAATAACTATTGAAGAAAAAACGGATTTCCCCGGTGGGCCATCTCATTTCAGCGTTTACGAGTTCGGAATCTATCCGCGTTCGTCGGTTCTTTCGGGTCAAACTCGGAAAAGCTTTTTAGATTCGTTTGAAAGTCTCGAAACGGCAAAGGCGGGTTATCCGATGGCGGATTTCGCTTTCATTGAAGCTAATAACACGTTCGGGCATTTGCCGGGTAGCGATTGGCTTGACGGTCAAGGGGGGGCTTGGAGCGAATGAGTGATTCAAC